AGCCATCAATCCTGCTGTTGACAACGCAATGAGCCTTGGGAACGTTGGCAACCGCTTCGCTTCTGGAACCTTCGGTACGAGCGTGGTGACGCCGCTGGTGAGTAGTACCGGAACGCTAGACCTAAATTCAGCTACCGGAACTTCTGTTCAGCTTCAAGTCAACGGCGTAAATACTTGGTTTGCCAATACGACTCAGTTATCCCCCAATGTTGACAATGGACCAACACTAGGAATCTCGTCGCAAAGAATCGCCGCCGTGTTCACCCCCATCATCGACTCCGGCACAACCGGGTCGCTTTCGCTCAAGACGAATGGCGGGGAAACTGGTTTTGTAGTGAATCATGGCGGTACGACGCTCACAAATCATATCGAAGTTGTCGGAAACACCACAGGGAATCCGGCTGCACTTTCGTTCACTGGAAGCGATGCCAACGTCACAGGTCTGCTTCGCACAAAAGGTACGGGAGTATTCACCTTCATCACCGATGCTTTTGGCGCAGGGCCAACCCAACTTCAAATTCTTCACACTGCCTCCGCAACCCGCAACATCATCATCACCGGCTCTGCTGCTGGCAACCCGACCATTGCTGCAACTGGGGGTGGGGTAGCTATTGGCAATTGTTTTGTGGTCAACAGCAACCAAATAACTGTTACCAATGGCGGTGCACCAGTTTCGTCAAGTGGCCAAATTGCACTCAACAATGGTGGTGCAATCAATTGGCGCAACGGTGCCAACAGTGGTGACTTGATTGGACTTCAGTACATCACACAAAACAGTGTTGCCGATATATTTGCAGTTGGGTTGGCTGGCGGAAATGGTGTGATTCTAAAGGCAAGAAGTGGTGCAGGTGCTCTTGCTCTAGCAGATTTGAGCGCGAGTCAATTTACAGTGTGGAAAGATACTTCTGGTGGCACGGTGAAGTTGTTCTACAACGACGCTGGTACTTTGAAGTCAGTGACACTCGTCTAATCAACTAAGCGAAAGGAAGCAGTGTGAAGGTGGATGTAATGGTGGTGCTGAAGAACTTGCAGGGCGAAGCTTTGAAAGACAGTGACAAAGAAGCCACGCTCCGTAGTGTAGCTACGGCTGCTCTGATGCTGCCCTACCAAGATGAGCAGTCGGTAGGCGGCGAAGAGAAGTTCACGCGCTACAAGCTTGCGCTGCGTATCAATGCCAGTGAAAGCGTTGAGCTGACTCCTGAAGAGGCTGCAAAGGTGAAGCAGCTCATCGGCAAGGCGTTTGGACCGGCTGTTGTTGGCCCGGCCTATGAACTGCTGAACGGGTAGGCCATGAGAATGGAGCACCTTAAGGCAGGTGGCGACTTGCTGTCGCTTGGAGTTGTGGGCGCAACACTGTTGCAGTGGCTACCAGCGGTAGCTGCGGGTGCTTCACTCATCTGGACTTGCATTCGGATTTACGAGACACGCACAGTACAAAACCTCATCAAGAAGCTGCACAAGCAGCCGTAGGAGGTAGCAGTGAGAAAGAAGTTGCTGGCGATAGTACTCGCCGTGATGTTGTTTTTCTCGACGCTTGTCAAGGGAGAAACACTTGCTGATGCAAGTGTTCCTAGGAACACTTTTGTCGCTGAGGGAGAGCACACCAAAGTCTACCTTTACGAAGGCGTGCCTTGCACTGACAAGGTGGCGCTGTCCATCGTCACTGAAGAACTGGCCTCGAAGTTTCAAAAGGGCATGGTTTATCGGGATGGACACAGCCTTTCGATGTGCTGGATTCGGGACGGTGATGATGTGTGGGCGTCTGTTGTCTCGCATGGACAAGCTGTTCCTGCCCATGCGGAATGGTCGCAGTTTCATAAAGCTGAGTCGATTTGATGGACCTCAAGTCCATTGCCACAACCCTGGCCAACCTGGGTTTGCCGATCCTCGGGGCAGCCATCGCAGGCCCGGCTGGAGCCGTGGCAGCGAAGGGTTTGCTGGCTGCGATAGGGCTGTCGAAGGACTCCACCCCTGAGCAGGTGGCTGCCACTCTTGGTTCGCTGAACGGCGACCAGCTCACGAAGCTGAAGGAGCTGGAGACGGACCTGGCCAAAGCCCAACTCGCTGCGGCCACAGCCCAGGTTGAGGCAGTGAACAAGACACTCCAGGCTGAGCAAGCCGGTGGGAGTTTCTGGCAGCGCAACCATCACGCCTTCGAGTGCAGCGCCTTCATCGTGTTTGTCATTGGGGTGTACTTCGTACTGCCCCTGCTGAAGATTGCTGTGCCCGTGATCCCCGAGTTTGCATTCATGGCCGTGGGTTCGGTGCTCGGTGTGACGGCTTGGCAGCGTGGCAAAACCAGTCAAATTCTGGCAGACCAGTCGTGAAGCCTTTCGACTATGAGGCATTCAAGCACGTCCTCATAGACACCACCGGCCGCAAGCTGACCACGGGGTTGTTCGAGGAATTGGCCGATCCTGCCAGTTCCATCAAGCCAGTGTTCAAGTTGGCCGACTGGCGCAAGACCTACGTCGAGCTGTCCGATCCGACGGAGTACAAGGCAGCGATGGTGCTCATCGGGGATTGGGAGCACTGGCAGGCACTCCTCACTTCCAAGCCGTTCCTGGCTGAGTTGGAGCAGTGGCGCAGGGAAGTGGAAGTGAAGGTGCGCTCGGAAGCCATCGTCGAAATTGTGAAGCAGAGCAAGGGCAACAAGGGAACGATGGCCGCGAAGTGGCTGGCCGAAGCAGGGTTCTCGCCCCGAGATAAGCGCAACAAGAAGCAGCGGGAGGAAGGTGATTCCGCTGAACAAGAAGCAAAGTCGAAAGTGGCTGAGGACGCCAAGCGTCTCGGTCTTTCTCTGGTGAAAAGATGAGTAGCAAAAGCACTCGGCAAACGGTGGCCACAAACACCGTGACAGTACTCGCACTTGGCAGCGATGCCTACCTCAACTCAGCTTGTGTCTCATACACGTCCAATGCGACGGTGGGCAACCGCCAGCTCGTGTTGCAAGTACTCGACAGTAGTAGCAACGTGATGTACCAGTTCTCAGCGGGTGCTGTACAGGCTGCGAGCGCAGCCAGTCAGTTCTACAACTTCATGGCTGGTGTGGCTCGGGAAACGGCTCGCGTCAACAATGAGCTGATGGTTCCGATTCCTTTCGACATCATCATTCCGCAGGGCGGCTCGGTAAAGGTGTTCGATTCGGCCAACATCTCGAACACTGACTCGATGGTAGTGAGCGTTGCCCTCGAAGCAGTCAGGCAGTAGTGGCCAAGAAGGACGAGCTTCGGCGACTAGCCGAGGCCGACCTCCTCACGTTCATTAAGCTCATTGCCCCGTACCGGGTTCTTGGTGCGGTGCATGAGGAGCTTATTGCGTGGTGGGCACGGAGCGAGAGTCTCGACAACCAGCTCGTGCTCCTGCCTCGGGATCATCAGAAGTCCGCGATGATTGCCTATCGGGTGGCGTGGTGGATCACTAAGCACCCGGACATCACGGTGCTGTACGTCAGCGCCACAGCGGACCTGGCTGAGAAGCAGCTCAAGTTCATCAAGGACATTCTGACCAGTGATGCCTACCGCTTCTACTGGCCGGAGATGGTGAACCAAAGCGAGAACGCCCGTGAACGGTGGGCAGCAAATGAAATAGCGGTGGATCATCCACTGCGGAAGCAAGAAGGTGTGCGCGACCCGACGGTAAAGGCTGTTGGCCTAACAGCCAACACAACTGGCCTTCATTGCAAGCTGGCGGTGCTCGATGACATCGTTGTTCCTGGGAATGCTTACACGGCCCTAGGCCGCGATCAGACGCAGGGGTTCTACTCACAGCTCTCGTCCATCGAGACGACGGATGCAAAGGAGTGGGCAGTAGGGACGCGCTACCACCCGGCTGATATTTACCGCGACATGATTGACATGCGCGAGACATTCACCGATGGGGCGACAGGAGAGGACATCGAGCGCCCGGTGTATGAGGTGTTCGAGCGCGTGGTGGAGACGAACGGCGAGTTTCTCTGGCCTCGCCAGCGCCGGGCTGATGGTAAGACCTTCGGCTTCGATGAACAAATACTAGCCCGTAAGAAGGCCAAGTATTTGGACATCACCCAGTTCTACGCACAGTACTACAACAACCCGAACACGACGGAGAACGCACCGATTGATAAGACCCGGTTTCAGTACTACAACCGGGAAGCACTGAAGAACCTGAGTGGGGCGTGGTATCTCGGGGAGAAACTCCTCAATGTGTACAGCGCGATTGACTTCGCCTACTCGATAGAAAAGAGCGCCGACTACACGGCCATCGTCACGGTAGGCGTAGATGCAGAGGGATTCATCTACATCCTCGAAATCGACAGGTTCAGAACCAATCGGATAAGCGTGATGTACGAACGGCTTGTCCTCGCATACAAGAAGTGGGGCTTTAAGAAGCTCCGTGCCGAAGTCACTGCTGCTCAGAGTCTTGTGGTGCAGCAGCTCAAGGAGTACATGCGGCAGCAAAACTTGGCCATCTCGATTGACGAGAACAGGCCGGTGAAGAAGAAGGAAGAGCGCATCAACGCAGCTCTGGAGCCTCGCTACTCCAACCAACAAATCTGGCACTACAAAGGCGGCAACTGCCAAATCCTCGAAGAAGAGTTGGTGGTGCATCGCCCCGAACACGATGACGTGAAGGACACCCTAGCTGCTGTGGTGGAGATTGCGCGTGGACCTGCCAAGCGTTCTAGCAGCACTGCTGAAAGCAATGTTGTCTATTCCGGTCGTTTTGGTGGCGTTGCCTTTGGATAACACCGTCCACTGCGATAGGTGTAAGAAAGAGGTGGAGGGGTTCATTGACGAAGCTGGTGGAATGTCCGCTGGTGTGTACGTCGATTGGATGGACTTCTTCAACCCAGGTGAACACATCGTTTGTGATGCGTGTATGTGGGCCGATCCCCGCTACATCGCCATCTATGGAGTGCACAAGTAGTGTCTGATGTACTTGACAGTAGGTTCTTGAAGGACAACGAGGCGCGGGTTGTTGCTGACACCTGGGTCCGGTGGACTGCTGCACGGACGCAGTGGCTCAATGAGAAGAAGGAGCTGCGTCAATACCTCTTCGCTACGGATACGCACAAAACCACGAATGGTCAATTGCCGTGGAAGAACTCGACGGTGACACCGAAGCTCACGCAGATTCGGGACAACCTGCACGCCAACTACATGGCGGCGCTCTTCCCGCGTGAGGACTGGTTCAAGTGGGAAGCAGCCGACAGCGACAGCACGAGCAAGGACAAGCGGGACAAGATTGAGTCCTACATGCGGACGAAGTTGTGCGCGTCCGACTTTGAGACGCTCGTCAGCCAGCTCGTGTATGACTACATCGACTACGGCAACGTGTTCGCCGGGCACGAGTATGTCTCCATCGTCAAGAAAGACCCGGCCAACCAAGAGGAAGAAGTGGTGTATGCCGGACCTCGGGCTGTGCGTATCAGCGCCCTCGACATCGTGTTCGATGCCACGGCCACTTCCTTTGATCGTTCACCCTGCATCGTTCGTCGGTTGAAGAGCCTGGGCGACTTGCAAAGGGACGTGAAGGAGAAGCCTGACCTTCAATACAACCCGGCTGTACTCGACAAGGTGAATGCACTTCGAGTTGCTGGTGCCGACCAGATTGATGCTCTCAAGAATGATGGCCTCATCATCGACGGCTTCGGGTCCATCAACCAGTACTTCGACTCGGGCATGGTGGAGCTGCTGGACTTCTACGGTGACTTGTACGACGAATCCACCAAGACCTTCTACAAGGACAAAATCATCACGGTGGTGGACCGACGCTGGATTCTGCGCAACATCGACAACCCGAGTTGGACAGGCAGTCGGCCGATCAAGCAATGCGGCTGGCGGCTGCGGCCTGACAACCTGTGGTCGCAGGGACCGCTCGACCAGCTCGTTGGGATGCAATATCGAATCGACCACCTTGAGAACCTGAAGGCGGACGTGTTCGACCAGATTGCCCACCCGATCATCAAGATTAAAGGCAGCACGGTGGAGAACTTCACGTTCGGTCCAGGCGTGAAGATTCAGTGCGGGGATGATGGAGACGTGACGTTCGAGCGCCCGGAAGCGGCGGCGCTTGGGGCGGACATGGAAATCCAAACCCTAATGAACCGGATGGAGGAGTTGGCCGGTGCCCCGAAGCAGGCAATGGGCATTCGCTCCCCTGGCGAAAAGACCAAGTACGAAGTGCAGGTGTTGGAGAATGGCGCGGGCCGCATCTTCCAAGCGAAGGTGAGTTGGTTTGAGCGAAACATCATTGAGCCGCTGCTCAACTCCATGCTGGAGGAAGCAGTGCGGAAGATGGGTGCCAAGGACTCGGTGCGTATTGTGGATGCCGACTATGGCACACAGAAGTTCGTGGACATCACCAAGGATGACATCACGGCTAAGGGCCGGTTCTACGCCATCGGTGCTCGGCACTACGCCGAGGAAGCCATGTTCATCCAAGAGCTGAACCAAACCCTCCAGCTCGTCGAGAAGATTCCGTCTGTGGCGGCGCACATCTCAGGCAAGGCCGTGGCCAAGGCGCTCAGTGAAACCCTCGGCTGGAAGAGCTTCGGCATCGTTAAGGACAATGCCCTGGTAACAGAGCAGGCCGAGACTCAACGTCTTGCTCAGACTGCGACGGAGAACCTACACGCCGAAGGACAGATGCCCTCCGAACTACAAAGCGGGGACATGCAAGCCCCTCCTCAAAATGTTCCTAGGAACACGGCACCGGCATGAACAACCTCCTGGCGAAGCACAAGCCAGTAGACGTAGAGTCGCAAGAACAATGGGAGAAGGACTGGGAGCGCAGCTCGTGGGTACTCCAGCCTTTTGCTAACGCCCTCAAGGACATGCTGAAAGGGCTAGAAACTATCAAGCCCGATGACTTCGACTGTCACAACCACTACGCCCGGCTAGTGGCGCAACAAATGAAGAAGCAGACGATTGACCAAATCCTTGCGATGTTCCCAAGTACGGTGGACAAATGACGACAATTGCTTGTGACCGCACCACAATGGTGGCGGACTCCAAAGTCTCGATTCCTGGTGCGCAACCATACCCGGCAGACAAAATTATTCGGGTAGGCAACCGTCTGTTAGGTGCCTGTGGACACAACGGTGACTGTACGCGATGGCTGCAATGGGCCGCGAAGGACTTTAAGGGAAAGGAGCCGAAGTGGGTCGAGAGCAAGCCGGAGGATGCAGTCCTAGGTATTGTGCTTGACAAGGATGGTATCTATGTCTGGAACTTCGGTGATCCAGAGCCAGAGCGGATCAACCTCGATCAGTATGCTGTAGGGTCAGGAGGGCTTGCCGCAAGAGTCGCAATGATCCTTGGCAAAACCCCCATTGAGTCAGTAGAACTTGCTTGTACTGTAGATGACAACAGTGACTTACCTCTGCAAGTACTACACCTTGACCCAAAGAAAGATTGAACTTTTTCCTAAAGCTGTTGTCTAAATCTCCGTAAGAGGTACAAACCTCTCGCCTAATCTATTAGGCACTAACCTACTTAACGCATAGTTAAGTAGGCAAAAACAAGAAGGGTTCAACCCTCTATGTCCGACAAGGACATCTTCTCCGGCTCTGACCAGAGCCAATCTACCGAAGTCAAAGATCAACTCAGCCAGTCGAATCAGGGCGACCCCCAAAATCCGCTGACAATACTTGTAGGCGAAGGCCGCAAGTACAAGACCACCGAGGAACTTGCCAAGGCATACCTCAACGTCGATGGCTTCGCAGAGAAGCTCAAGACGGAGAATGCCGCACTTCGTCAAGAAGTGGTGAAGGGCAAGACTCTCGAAGAAGTCTTGGAACGGTTGAAGCAGGAACAGGGTGGTGCCACCCAAGACCAGGGTGAGAAAAAGGTTGAGCAGCCGAAGGCTGCCTCGGGCCTCTCCGCATCTGATGTCGCTGCAATCGTGCGTAAGGAAATAACGGGTGCTGAAAGTACTCGTGTGAAGGAAACCAATCTCAAGAAGGCTGACGCTGAAATGCGGAAGTTGTTCGGGGACAAGGCCGCTGAGGAGTTCAGCAAGCGTGCCAACACCCCGGAGCTGAGAAAGGCTATGACGGACCTCGCGGCCGTCGCTCCCGATCAATTCCTTGCAATGTTCCGCCCCACGCAAGTGGTAAGTGGGACAGGTGTTGACCACGGAACATCGGTCAATGCCGCAGCTCTGGAGAATCAGCAGGCTTCTGGCCGCGCTCTTGATCCGGGTTGCAAAGAGTTTTACGACGTGCTTCGCCGGACGAAGCCTGCGGCGTACTACTCCGCTCCGATTCAGCTTCAAATGCAGAAGGCTGCGATTGCCAATCCAGGGAAATTCAATCCTGCAATGTAGTCCAGGCTTCACCCAACAACAAGAATAAGAAGAAAGAGAAGAAGAAATGTCTGGCATGGACCTAAGTGCGGTCACTCCTAACCTGATCCGCGCAAACCTGTGGTCGGACCAACTTAAGGATGTGCTGCTCGACATCCTTATGGGTCAGAAGTTCGTCAATTGGATGACCAACTTCCCCGATGGTACGACCTTCAACATTCCGTCAATCGGTGAAATTCCGATGCGGAACGTGTCTGAACTTCAACCGACCATTTACGACGCGCTGGCGACTGGTAACTTCACGTTCACCATCAACCAATACGTCGAAGCTGCGACATACATCACCGACAAGGCGAAGCAGGACTCGTACTACAGCGACCAACTCATTGCATCTTTCGTCCCCAAGATGAAGCGTGCGATTGAGACGAACCTCGAAACCAACATCTACGCGTTGGCTGGCTCGCAGACTCTTGCCAACCCGAACACCATCAACACGGCCTCCCACCGATTCGTCGCGTCCGACAACACGAACACGACTCTCGGCCTCGCTGACTTCGCGGCTGCGAAGTATGCGCTGGACAAGGCGGCTGCGACGCAAGCTCGTATTGCGGTAATCGACCCCTCGCAAGAAGTTGCCCTGAACAAGCTGACGAACCTCGTCACTGTCCAGAACAACCCGCAATTCCAAGGGATCGTGACGGAAGGTTTCGTCAACAGCACCACGGGTATGCGCTTCAGCCGGAACATCTTCGGCTTCGACGTGTACGTTTCCAACTACCTGGCTTCCATTGTGGGTACGGAAGCGATCAATGCCGATGCGCGTGGTTCCGTTACCTCGCCCTCCGGCGCGGTGCAGAACGTGTTCATGTCGATTGGTGCAGACGAAACTCCGTTCAAGGGTGCCTTCAGGCAGCTTCCTCGCGTAGAGTTTGAACGAAACAAAGACCTTCGCAGGGATGAGTACCTGATGAATGCGCGTTACGGCCTCAAGCTTTACAGACCGGAAACGCTCGTCGTGGTTCTCTCCAAGAACACCATCTAAGGAGCTGATACAACCATGACTCGTGCATCTACCTGGACCAATCCCGACGGCCTCGTCGTCGGCTTTGGCCAAAACTTCGGCGAACGTCAAGTCGCAGGTGTGGACCTGACCGATGGACACATCGTCGAGTACAAGCTTCAAATTACGTTCGCGTCCACGTTTGGTTCCACTGGTGCGAAGATCACCGTACCTGCCGGTTGCCAAGTGCGTGACGTGGCGCTCAAAGTCGGCGCTGCCTGGGTTGGGGGCACTTCCCTCTCCTTCGGCGACGCGACGACTCCTGCTGGCTGGATTACAGCCGCGCAGGGTGCGACGGCCAACCTTACGGCTGGCAACACCATCGGCGGTCAGGGTGTGTATGTAACCGGCGGCACAGACGCCACGGCCATGCGCTTCCCGAAACCCTACGCTGCGGCGACGGACCTTTTCGTCACGCTGGCTGGTGGCCCGTACACGGCTGGTGATGCAACCATCACCGTCCGCGTCCAGCAAAACCCGTAACACATCCATCGAGTGGGGCGCAGCCGTAGCAATACGGCTGCTCTTGCTCCCGCCCCGCAATGGGGCACCAATTCTAGGGGAAGCCGCAGCATTGCTGCTGCTTCCCTTTCTTTTTTCTGGACCTAACGTGATTGTCAAAACGAAGGGTGGCTTTGAAGTGAAGAGCGAAAGCAAGCCGTCGAAGAACCTGGGCGGTCCATACAAGACCCGAGCTGAGGCTGAGAAGCGGCTCCGCGAAATTGAATACTTCAAGCACGCGCACAAGAGCAGACCCCAATGAAGATGTCCCTGTTGGACATGGTGCAGTCGATCCTGAACGACATGGACAGCGATCCCGTGAATGACATCACGGGCACCACTGAGTCCGTGCAAATCGCATCCATCATCAAGGACACCTACTTCAAGATCATCACGACTCGGGATGACTGGCCGTTCCTAGGAACAAAGACGCAGCTCACCGGCCTGGGGGATGTGAACAACCCCACGACCATGAAGATTCCTGATGGCATCAATAGCATTCAGTGGCTCAAGTACAACAAGAAAGACGTGTCGTACATGGCACCCAAGGACTTTCAAGACATGCTCGACCAGCGCACGGCGCAGACGGGTGTGATTGATGCCAACGGCCTGGTGCTCAACCGCGATCCAATCTACTGGACCAGCTTCGACGACACCAACGTGGTGATGGATGGCTACAACAGCTCTATCGAAGCCACGCTTCAACAGGTGAATAGCGTCATCCTCGGCCAGCTCATTCCGACATGGACTGTCACAAACACTTTCACTCCGACCCTGCCGGACAAGATGTTTCCGGTGTTGCTGGCTGATGCCAAGGGCACGGCGTTCCTCGCGCTGAAGCAGCAGGGCAACGCCAAGGAAGAAGGTTTCGCACAGAAGGGCAAAGACCGCATGGCAGTGCTGGCCCGGCGTGTGGTGGCAAGTGAGTCGCGCACCAACAGTGATGTCAACTTCGGCCGTAAGGGTGGTTCCAGTCGCGTCCGTGGATTCGTGAAGTGAGCACAGCTCAGTGGATTGCCATTGTTGTCGCAGTGGTGGCCATCCTGATTGTAGTAGATGACCCAACCCCAAAGGACTAATTGTGGGTAGAGAACTAGCCAAGAGTGTAGAGCAAGTCGAAGCAAGCATGATTTTCAAGAGCACCCCCGAAGCCCAGGTAGAAGCAGCGCAGGCTGCTCCTGACAAACGCACCGAGGCCAAAGACCTGGTGGTGGAACATGACGGAGAGTTTGGACTCTACGTCATCAAGTTCACGGCGGGTGGTGAATTGCCGAATGACTTGACTGGCAAGTGGACGAACATAACGATGGCCCAAGCCGCCATCGACAACTACAAAGCAATGCAAGCGAAGTAGGGAGTAGGTAGTGAGCAAGTCGGTAGCGGACAAGAGTTGGGTTGCAGGGTTCTTCGATGGCGAGGGGAGCCTTGGCATTTACAAGAACAAGAACACTCTTTCTCCACGGCTCTCGGTAGCACAACGAGGAGAACTCGGACGTACAACCCTGCTCCCGCTACAGGAAGTGTATGGCGGTTTGTTGTATTTGGCACCAGGAAACATGTGGACCTGGGTACTTCAGCAGTCCAACCAAATCAAGACATTCATACAAGAGATTGCTCCGTTTTCACAGATCAAGCGCCCTCAGTTTGATTTGATGCTGGAGTATTTGGCAGCAATCACATCTGCGCAGCACGGACCTAAGCAAATCTCCGAAGAAGAAAAAGCATTGCGGCAAGGATATGCCGACAAGATGAAAGTCTTGAAGCATGGGTAAAACTGTCAGCGATAAAAAATATTTCACGTTCGTCAAGGGACTCAACACTGAAGCCGGGCCGCTCACGTATCCGCCCGATACGTGGGTGGACGGTGACAATGTGGTGCCTCAGCTCGACGGTTCGCTACGCAAGC